ATGTACCAATCCAACATCGGGGCAAACAGCAACGTGACATCCGGCGTGGCTTACGATGCCCAAAAGCAGCAGGGCGAGGCAAGCACTGCACATTTCCCATCGCACATGTCGGCCAGTCTTGGCCAGGTTGGCAACATCGTCATGCAGATGGATGCCCGGCTGACCGACACCCAGCGTGAACAGCCCATCATTGGCGTGGATGGCACCGCAGGCAAGATCGATGTCAATCCCGACCAGAAAACCAGTTTTGAGCGTGTTCCTGGCGGCGGTGTTTCCATCAATCCAAACGTGGGTAAGTATGGCGTGCGCGTGGTGATCGGTGCCAGCTACAGCACCCAGCGCAGCCAGACCAATGCGGCCTTTGGCGAGATCATGCGCGGCAATCCGGGGCTGGCTCCCACAGTGGCCCCGTTCTGGGCGCAGACGCTGGACTTCCCCGGATCTGACAAGTTCGCCCAGGCCATGGCCGCAATGGCCCCGCCTCCGGTGAAAGCCATCATTCAACCCGAGGGGCAGGATGAAGGTCCGGACCCGGCCAAGATGGCCCAGCAGATGCAGGAAATGCAGCAGGTGCTAGAGCAGACACAGCAGGCCTTGCAGGAAGCCATCCATCACGCCAAGGGTGCGCAGGAAGATGCAGACCAGGCCATCGCAGCCGTGGCCGACTCCAAGCGCATGGCCGAGGTCAAAGAACGCGAGCTAGACATCAAGGCATATGACGCCGAGACCAACCGACTAAAGATCACCGGCGCGAACGTAGATCAGATACAAGCCGTGACGCGAGACCTGATCGAGCAGATGTTGAACCATCCCGATCCATTGCCGGGTGACTCGGACGCATGGCAAGGTGGAATGCCAATGGGTGAGCAGGGTGAAGTAGAACCAGTTGAAGGCCCGGGCCCTGATGGTTCACCCGGTCACGAACAGGCAGAAGGCGAAGCTCCTGAGCCGCAAGAGTTGCAGCAGCCATCTCCACCATCGCCAGAAATTCAGGCATTGCTGGATGGTCACGTGAAGCTGACCGATGCAGTTGGCCAGCTCGCGCACGCCATCAGCAAGCCACGCACCAAGATTCCAGTGCGCGACAAGTACGGAAACATCACCCACGTCATCGAGCAAGTCGAGCCCGACGAACCACCCCAGCAGGAGTAACCCATGGCCATCACCTTAGCCGCAACGCTGCGCAACAACCGCGCAGACCAGATAACCACCTTCGCAGGGGCAAACGCCAAACTGCGTGTGTACACCGCTGCTTATGGTGCCGTGTTGTACGAGTCGCTTTGCGCAGCCACACTAGCCCCGGCGGCGGCGGCTGGCGTGCTGACTGCCAATGCCATCGGAAACGCTACGGCTACCGGCGCAGGTACGGCGGCGATTGCCCGTCTATACAAGAATGACGGCACGACGATGGTGATGGAAGGCCTGACGGTCGGCACCAGTGGCACGAATGTGGTGATCACGAACACCACGATTGCCGTGAGTGACGTAGTTACGACCTCCAGCATGACCATCACGGAAGGTAACCCGTAGCATGGCAACAGGTCAAGGCACCGTCACATTCGACTTTGGCAGTGCACCTGGTACGAATGTAGTCACGACTACGGTTAGTGACGCGACTATCAGCGGAACGTCGAAAGTAGAGATTTACCTAATGGGTAGCGACTCCACAGCGACGCATAACGCTATTGAGCACCAAATGTTGCCGCTAGGTGGGTTGTCGTTGCAGGTTATCTCGGTGACAGCGGGAGTAGGGTTCATGGCGCAGGCAATGAGTTTGCTGCGTTTGGCTGGTACGTTTCAGGCGCGTTACGTCTGGGCAGATTAAGGAGTAAGTCATGGCTGGTTTTCGCATCGAGGGCAACACCTCTGGAAATGTTGCAGAAGTAGACGCAACTAATCACCTGAAGGTGGTTGGTACGACTGACCCGAAGGTAATGGGCGGTTCGCTGATCTTCTCGCAGAATGATGCGGGTGTTGTCACAGGCACTCAGTATGCACTGTCACCAGAGACAGATGATGACTACCGTCTGCGCGTAGCGCATGAGCAGTTGATGGACACCGAGACATTCAACTACACGGCTCAAAATACAGGCAAGCACCTGTACTACACGACCACGATGACAAACGCGTGGACTGCTAACGGTATGCAAACCAACAGTGCATCTGGCACAGCAATCAATACTGGTACACGCTTCAGCACATGGGCGTTTTTCCCGCTGTATGGCGCAGCACACCTCTACATTGAGTACGAGGCGTCTTTCAGTGCAGCCGCATTTCCAACCAACACAACAATTGATTTAGGGATTGGGCTTGGATCTGTCAGTACTCCCTATGCTCCTACAGATGGCACATATTTCCGAGCTACCTCTGCCGGTTTATTCGGTGTAATCAATTACAACGGTACTGAAACTGTAGTTGGCCCATTTGTTGCAACCTTCGGCGGCGCTAGTTGGGCACCTATAGTCAACAAGAAGTACCAGTTCCTAATCTCTATCACTGAGCGCGATGTAGAGTTCTGGATAGATGGCAACCTGATGGGTGACATTCCCGTACCTACCACACAGGGTCAGCCTTTCCAATCTGCCGCACTCCCGATCTATGTGCGCCACGCAATCGGTGGAACGGCGGCTGGCGCTGCGTTCCAGTTGCTGATTTCGGACTACACCGTAACCTGTGGTGGCCCTGCTATCATTGAAACTCTTGGTGTAACCGGAAACCGTGCTTGGGGTTCGTATCAAGGTCTATCTGGCGGCACAATGGGTTCGCTGGCGACTTATGTCAACAGCACTAACCCAACTGCTGCAGCACCATCTAACACTGCTCTAACTGCCAACTTGCCCGGTGGTTTGGGGGGTCAGGGTCAGGTCACAGCGGCTGCGGCTGCGGCAACGGACGGTATCTGGTCGAGTTACCAAGTGCCTGCAGGTACTGTTGCGGTTCAGGGTAAACGCCTGAAAGTAACCGGCATTCTGGTTGATGCGGTCAACTTGGGCGCTGCTGTGGCGACTACTGCTACGGTAGTTCAGTTCTCTCTGGCATTTGGTCATACCGCTGCTTCATTGGCTACGACTGAGACCGGAACCTCGCAGACAAAGGCACCTCGCCGTATTGCGCTCGGCTTTATGTCTTGGGCGATTGGTGCAGCGATTGGTGATGGGTCTGCTAAAGGGCCGATCTACTTGCCGCTATTGAATCCTGTCTACGTCAATCCGGGCGAGTTCATTGCTTTGGTTGGCAAGTTCGTAGCAGGCACGGCAACGGCTTCACAAACCATTCAGTTCACGCTGACCTACGATTACGGCTGGGAGTAATTAGATGTCACTGCTGCTTGCGCTCACGGGCGGTGGTGGTGGTCCACCAAATCAGGCCATAGCATTCACGCTTGATGGCGTGATATGGGATGCAGCCCAGACGCTCCAGCATGCGCAATCCAGCGCCATAACGCTCGACACCATCGCAGTCAGCGTTGCGCAGGCGGCACAGCACGGCCAGTCAGTAGCCCTTACCCTGGGCGACCTGACAGCGGCAGCAGCGCAGACATCGCAACACCCACAGTCGGCTGCTTTCACGCTTGGTGATGTGGCGGTGGCTGCAAGCCAGACCAATACCGGCTCTGCAGGAGGATCGTGGAGCCAGTCCATTGCCTTCACGCTGGACGATGCAACAAGCGCCAGTGCACAGACTTTGCAGCACCCGCAGTCAGTTACTGCCGTGCTGGATGGAATCTCCATCGCCGCAGCTCAGACTGCAACCCATCCCCAGGCGCTGGCTTTCAGCCTGGATGACGTTGCGGTGTCGGTCAGCCAGTCAGTGGCTTCAACGACAAAGGACCAAACCGTCAGCATTGCGCTCGATGACGTATCCTTCAGCGTCCAGCAGATCGGCCCGCCTGATCGCCTGATCCAGGTCATCACCGGCAACGTCCAGCGCATGCGCAAGCGCTACGAGGAAGAGCGGCGCAAGCTCGATGAGGCCGTGGTGATAACCGAAGTGGCAAAGCCACGCCGCAGCGGAACTATCAGCCTGGCCCAGCTCGTCGGTAAGCAGGCCGCAGCCCAAATAAATCAAGTCAACCAGATTGATGTGGAAGAGCGCATTCAGCGCGCCACCCGTGCAAAACGTAGGCAGCAGGATGATGACCTGATGCTGATGATGTAACCGCCGTTCACCCGGCATTTAGCGTCCGCTGCGAAGCGCCGCACCTGAGCCCCTGGTGACTTTGAGGGGAGGGTTTGAATGGAGTGTCCAACGTGACCACTGAAGAACTGAGCATTGCCAACCCAGCAAACGCGGCAAGCCCTGAAGCCAAAACGGCTATTGACATGGAGGCAACAGAGGCCAAGACCGGCGAGGAAAACCCCGGGGGCGAAGGCAAGGATGATGAAGAAACCGCAGCCAAGCCTGAGAAGACCCCGGAGGAGCGCGAACGCCAGCGCATGCAGCGTGGCATCGATCGCCGTACTCGCCAACTTGCCGAGGCGCGAGCCGAAGCCGACCAACTGCGCCAGCAGTTGACACAAGGCCGTGGCAAGCAAGACAATCCAGCATCCGCAGACGATAGCGAACCTCTGTCGCTGACTCGGGCCCAGATCAACGAGATGGTCAAAGCTGAAGCTGAAAAGCTCGCACCGACCCTTAAAGATCAAGCCCTCGAAGTCGAGCGCCGTCAGAGCGTTATTCAGTCGCTTGCCAAGACCTGGGGCCAAGAGAAATTCGACGAGCTGTCATCCGATCTGGATGATGCCGTCGGCGGACTGACAGATAGCAGCGGCAGCATCAAGCCTGCCATCGAAGCTATCTTCGAAGCCGATGAACCTGCAAAGGTAATCGAGTACCTCGCTGACCCTGACAACCTCGAAGAAGCTGAACGCATCGCCAAGATGGGCCCCATTCAGGCTGGCAAAGCAATTGCCAAGCTCGAAGCCAAGCTCGCAACGCAAACGCCTAAGCCCACATCGAAGGTATCGAAAGCACCTGCTCCGCTTGAAACTGTGCGTGGGCAGGGCAGTGCAAGTGCAACTGGAGCGCCAGACCCGACCGACACGAAAGCGTGGATCCGCTGGCGCAATGAACAGGACCGTAAAGGCCTGTAGTTTTTTCAACCCTTAACGCTGAGAAGCGCTGGAGTTCACCATGGCTAACGCCTTACTTACCTCGACCGTTGTAACCAACGAAGTACTTCGTATCGCCCACAACGCATCTGCGTTCCTGGGCAACATGAACACCGACTATGACGACAAATGGCAAGGGCAATACAAGCCCGGCCAGACCGTCAATGCACGTCGACCGGTTCAATTTACCCACCGCACCGGCTCTACGGCCAATATTCAGGACATCACTGAATCCAGCGTGCCCGTCACCGTCCAGCCCGAGCTTGGTATTGACTTCGCAGTCAGCTCCAACGACCTGGCATTGGCCGTTGGCTCCAATGGCAACGTGTCCAAAGAGTTCAAGACTCGCTACCTGCAGCCCGCAGGCCTGAAGATTGCCGCGAT